TCAAAGCGGAACTTCAAAAGCCAGCGCGGCGGATCGACCAGCGGCGCCTATCTGGAAGATTCTAACGCTTATATTATTGATATTGTTTGTAACAAACGGTTGTATCCGCGCCGCTGAAATGATCGCGCGCTCCTCCGGCGACTCCAGAACAAAGGCTGCCACTGATCCGTCGTCCGCCGCCAGTTCAACCCGATATTTTTCGACTTCCTCGGCCAGTGGTACTTCGACATGATCAGACCAGATTGTTCCTGCTCGGGATCGACGGGTCCAGCTGATCTCAAGATCGCCACCATCAAGAAAATTCCATCTCGGGTGGACCGGGGACCAAGGCATCAAAGCGCGGCCCGGTGACGCGATTGCCGCAGAGACGGGCAAGAGATCATCTCGCCCCAGCGCAAAGACGACAACCGGCGCCGACGGCGCATAGAAAGCAGAGCCGATTTCCAGCATCGACCCGCTGTCGAGCAGGACGAAGTCTTCATCGGCGTCATGGCTTGCTATTTCGGTCTCGGTGCCGCCCAGTCCGCGGATCAACCGGGAAAGACGGAAGCGACCTTCTCCTAGGGGAACGGCCGCTGCGAACTGGATGATTTCCCTGCCGATCAGGGCAATATTGCGTCCGGCCAGCAATTGCGCATCGTCGGCATGGACCAAATGCATCGCCGGGTTCTGCAAAACCACTTCGATATGACTGACCCGATCGATCAAAGCCGGATTGGCGGAATCGAGCGTTCCCGCTGTGGTACCGATGCTTGTTGGTGCCGGTATCTGGCCGATATATTCACCTGGTGCACCATCCGGTCCGGATGCAAAAAGCTGCGCGTTTCGCCATCCTGCATCACCGGCCGCAGCGGCATAGAGTCTGGCCGAATCCGACACAGAGCTCGGCGCGTCGACGGCAAAGGGTAAATCCACGAGCACCAGACGAGTCAGGCCGGCGCGGAGATCGGGATCCGTTATGTTTCTGCCCTGCTCCGATTCGACATAAACCAGAGCCTTGTCCGGGCTCGCACGCCTCAGCGAAAGCTGTACGAAACCCAGGATAATCTCGCATTCGCGAATGCGCCAAAAACCCTCAAAACCAGCAATTTCGACCAGCATGCCTGGCCGGCAGGGATGACTGTTAAACGGTAGGGAAACATGCAAAGTCGAGCGCTCGTCATATTCCGACCACAGGTTGGTTGCGGCGGTTTTCTTGGCTTGATCCGCCGATATCGTCGCGGGGAAATCTTGCGCAAGCGACGTCCTGCCGGCACCCGGGCGGAACGCCGACTGGATGCCGGACTGATAGTCGCGCGCCGGATCATAATAGCGGACAGACAATTGCCGGGGTGCAGCGGCAATTGCAGCGGTCCGCTTTGCGGGTGGCGCAATTTCCTGTTTCCCGGCCGCTCGGACAAAATCACCGTCAATTGTCAGGACGGATTCAGCGCCTGTAGTGTTGCGCGTGGAAGCTCCCATTTTATCGATGCCGCTCGGGTCAGAGGAGAATGACAGCGGGATGGAATCGGTGAGAGCCCCCAAAGCCACCTGCCGATCTTCACCACCAGCCGCGAAACCTGTGAGCATATCAGAGGATGGCATGGTTATCCGCTGACCCGAAATATCCGCAATGATTTCAGCAATCGCCACCGAGCCGTCGTCGGCAATCACTTCGAAAGTCAGCGACGGGATACGGTTACCATATTCGGTCAGGTCCATGTCTTCGAATACCGCCAGCGCCAGGCCCCGATAGGCGGGCGTCCCGCCATTGCCTTCCGCACTGGCCATCAGGCCATCGACCGGCTGGTCCTCGCCACCGGGATAAAAGGCAAATTGCGTTTCGGTTTTGAAATCTCCGGCGACACCCCGGAAGATTTTCCCGTCCGCCCAGATCCGGCCTATGCTTCTGATCCGGCGACTGGACAAAGCAACGGCGAAGCAGGCAGAATAGCTGTAGATTGTCGTACTCGGACGTCCCTTGCCGCCGCCTTCGCGGCTGCGGGTCTCCTTCAAATCGGTCGCCCAAATCACCGTCCCGGCCACCCGCATCTTGCCAAATATCCGGGGGACCTGAGATCCATAGCTCGATGTCTGGACGGCCAGTTCCTGCAGCTGCGGTCCTTCCCGTCCCTTCGGCTTGAACAGGATATTCTGGTCGATCTGCTGGCCAATCATGGCCCCTATAGCACTGCCAATGGGCCCGCCGATTGCGGTGCCCACGGCGCTCAATACCAATGTCGCCATTCAATCCTCCGCCAGTCTGAAAATCGAGACAATCGGCCATGGCGGTTCACCGGGGCAGAATACGACCTTACCCAGTCCGGCGTGGGCGTGAACAAAGCCATCCTGAGCCCGGATCAGAAAATGCCACTGGACCGGACTGGGCCGGACAAGAACGATATCGCCTTCGCGCAGCCCGGATTCCGGCGGGAAGCGTGTAAATCCGGTCTCTGCCATAAATTCGCTGATCGACTGCTCGGATCCGCCACGGATAGAATAGCCGTTGGGCGCGTCGCACTCGAAATCGCCAGCCAACAGGCATTGCTGGGCAAGGCCGATACAATCGAGCCCGGTTTCTTCGTCCCGACCATGCAGGCAAAAGCGCGCACCACAGAGGGACATAGCCTTGTCCGCCATTTTTCGTGATCCTTCTCCGGGGGATATCATGTGCCGGGATATCTGGTGAGCAAATCATTGCCCGGCAAATAGGGTTCGCCGCGAAAATTGATGCTGTTGCCGAAGCGATCCCGGCAGGTTGCGAAATTCTTGTCACAACCTTCTGTAAGCATGACTCTTGTGCCGGGAACAACGGTCTGGACCGGCAGGTCTGCGAGCCTGACAACACCCGCTTCTCCGTCGATAATCGCATAGCTCAGCCCGCAATTCGGACCATCGAGAAAGCGCAGAGAACCGAATGCAAATCGGTCTGCCGTGCCATCCAGCGTATCAACCCCGATTTCGTCATCGCTAATCGTCATGATCCGGCCTTCCCGCTGATGACGGTGCAGGCTGAGCTTGCATTGACGGTCACAAAATTCGGCCCGGCAAGTGGGCGATGTCAGCGGCGCAACTGGTTCATCGAGAAAGGATGTGGCGCCCAGCATCTCGACGGTAAAACTGTCACCTGTTCGCACAATTTCGCCAAATTCGCCGCAAATCAGCGGCAAAGGTTCGGCATCCGGCTGATCCCAGTCGACCAGTGAGATATACAGCAGCGCGCCATCCCAACGCCCGGCATCGAGATCAGTTTCGGCAATGGCTGCGCTCGCCATCACCCCTGCAATTTCGACATTGTCGATTTCCAGACTGTCAGACAGCGCGATTGATGAAGGCACCATGCCCGGTGCCGCGCGATAGCGAAACGCATCGACGACAAGATCGCGGTCATGCGAGGTAAAGCCGAGGGCGACGCCGTCCATACGCACCAGCCGCCAGAGATAGGCGCTGGTCGTGACCTCCCGGTCCAGCCAGTCGAGACTCATGACGGCTCCCGGACTTCAACGAGCAGCACCTCGGGAATATCGCCGGCCAAGAACGTCGCATGGCTCACTGTCAGCTGGTCGCTTTCGAACCGAACCGGCACATCGAACATAAAGCCGGCGGTGATATAACTATCTTCGGCGGGCGGACTGTCAAAGTGGACCGTTCCCGCCTGCCCCAGTGACCAGCCCCCAGCAATCTGGCCGTTGACGGCTATCTGCAGCGTTTCCGGGTCTGGCCGTGTGATCCTTCTTTGCTGCGGCTCATCGGCTGGATCACCGTAATTTTTCACCAGCTGGAACTCGGTTTTCTGGCCATCGCCCTTACCGAGAAGCTGATCAGTCGGCGTTGGCTCACCGACCATGTCTCGCGAACTATGGTCATAGGGATCACGGAAGCGAAAAGCCTTGGCAGCACCCCGGCGCGCCCGGAAGAAAGCGATCAATGTCTGCAATTCTTCCTCGCTCCGGACGCCCGGCCCGACATCGAATTCGAGCCGCGCGTCGGCCCAGTCGCTGTTGCGTTTCTCGTGACCGGAGATAGTCGTCACGATATTGGTCGAAAATCCCGGCGACACGCTGGCCCCCTGGCCAATAGCTATCGGAAAGCGCACGTCAGCAAAGGCGTTCACATCATCATCCTCTTCCTGAAAATAGATAAAACCGTCGCGCGCCACCTGCGGCAGCGCCCAGACGAAAATCTCCGCCGTACCCCGCGTCCGCGCATCATCGATGGCCTCGGCCATATTGCTCCAGATGAACCGATCCGCGGATTGCAGCACGAAACCCGTGAAATATTGCTGCTGTTCAACCGGATAGCCCAGCCTCTGCGTCGCCAGTTCGATGCCGGCCTTCGTGGCCGACCGATTACCGGCAATCACCCAGTCATAATCCTCCAGCTGTAATATATCGAAAGCGGGCGAGGCCCAGCCGACCGGCATATTTGCCCGCTTCGCTTCGGGAGCGTCCGTATCCAGAATCGTCGGCAAATAGGCGAGCAAGAGAGTTTCTACCGGCCTCGCACCCGCTTCCTGCTTCACCGCATCAAGCAACGCTGCCGTCGACTGCGCCAATATCTCTCCGGCCTGATCGAGCATCGCTTCCTGTTGCGGAGTTTGCGGCCCGTCTATCGATGCAATGCTGACCGAAACCGGTCCGAAAGCTGCGTTAGCGGCGTCGTCATAGAGACAAATACGCTTGTCCGGCATGATCCACCACCAGGGTTCTCCCACCTGGAAACGGATCGCCGCGCCCGCGTCGCGGACGATTGCGGTGAAAGCCCGCGCCACGGCCTGCAGATAATTTATCGCGTCACCATTGGCGGGCGAAAGCAATGTCGAGGGCGGCTCCCAGCCGGTCAGCGCCGGATCCCCATTCTCCGCTCGCTGTTTCCAGTCGCTCCAGCAATGCGCGTCGAACAACTCGTAGGACAGCGAGAGGATCACCGAGTAACCCATGGCTTCTGCACGGGATATCAGGTCGCGGTGCCACGCGGTCGCCGGCTGGTTGATCGCGGCAAATTCTTCACCCGCTTGCGGCGCGGACAGACTGGCATAGAGCCCCTCGCCGACCGTCTCCAGCCGGAAGTAATGGCTCATGCCCAGATAGTGATTGATCGCCCCGCGATAGCCCAGGGCTCGCGTCATCCGCAGCAAGCGCTCCGGCGTCTGGTTGAAACTGTCGTCATAAGCGGTGGCCATCGACAGGCCGTTCTCCGGCACCATGATGTCGCCGATTTCAAGCACCGCTCCCTGACCATCGGTCCGGATCGCGCTCATTTCGACCCAGCCGATCTTCGGCGTGGCGTAGCGCATACCCAGTTGGTCATATTCCGGCGGAATGATCGAGATAAACAACCGGTCGATATCCTCCGGAAAGACCGGGTCGGCCTCACCGGGCAACAGAAAGCCGCCATCCACGGCAGAAAATTCGATCGAAATCTGCGCATCCGTCGGCGTCCCGCTGGCATAGTTCCACAACCGCACATACCAGGATTTCGGATCACCCGCCGCATCCCGCCCTTCGATGGTCAGCGTCGGTCCGTTGATCGCATCAAGCGACATGATCCCGGAAGATCGCCAGTGGAATTCCCACTTGAGCCACGAATAGTCACGCTCCGTTTCATAAGCGAGCAGCGGATGGTCGAGCGTGTCTTCGCTTTCCCAGATCAGCCCGGCAAGATCATCGCTGTTGTAGAAAACCGCATCCACGCGCAACGCATCGGCTGCCGTAGTCACCACCGACGCCATCATCGGGCGCGGGAAATTGATCGTCCAGAAGCGCGGATCGAAGCGCTGGATGAAGCTGCTCCGCTGTCCCGTTCTTTTTTCTGCCAGCCAGAAGCCCATGATCAGCCCGCCTTCGCGCTCAGCGCATTGCGCACCGCCCGCGCCACCTGCCGGCTCGACCGGCGCATCTGGTCCGGCGCGCTGCCCTGGCCATTGTCGGATATATTGATGGTCAGACGGACATTGGGCGCCGCGCCGACCGCTACCGGTGGCTCAATCCGCCCTGCTGCGGTCGGGACGAACAGTTCGGGTCCGCGTTCACCGACCATATAGGCTCGACCGCCGCTGACCGGACCGCCGGTCGCCCGCCCCGGCGCGCCCAGAAATGCACTGAGCAAGGATGTTCCGATATTGGCCAAGCCGCCACCGGAGCCGCCCGAACTGCCGCCAAACAGGCTTTGCAATCCGCTGTTGATCGCGGCGCCGGCAATGTCGTTCATCACCGACAGCGCGACCCGTCGCAGATCTTCAAATTCCAGCGAACCCCGGCGAATGGCGCGGCTGAGCGTGGACTCCAGCACCGACCCTGCGCGTTCCAGGCCCGATGCGAAGGGACCGTCAAGTTGCCCCTTCATATAGGCCACGTCTTTGGCAAAACCGGCGGTATCGGCGCGCACGCTGACCACCAGCCGTTCGATTTCTTCATCCATCGGGGAAGGCCTCTTTCAGTTTTTCGAGTTGTTTGGTGCCGAGCGGGGGCTGGCCAGAATGGCCGGGTATATTGTCTGCAAAGGTCGAGAATATTATCGCCAGTTCAGCAGGCGTTGCATTCCAGAACTGGTCCGGTGTCCAGCCGAGAACAGCGGAGACGGTGCCGGATAATTTTTCTATCGATGATAGGAAATAGGTGTGTCCCCGCGAAGGCGGGGGTCCATCTCGGAACAGATCGTCTGCCGAGCCAACAGGAGATGGGTCCCCGCCTGCGCGGGGACACGGTTCACGCACCGCCGCCCGACAAAATCTGCTTGAGCAATATCTTCAGCGCCGGTGTCACTCCGGCCAGCCCCAGCAGCATCATCCCCTCGCCCAATTGTTCACGGGTCAGATGATCCGGACGATCAGCGACCACATGCCAGAACAGGGTGACGATTTCAGACAGCAAAAGCCGCCCGCCGGCTGCCCGTTCGACCAGATCGAATAGCGAACCCAGCTCTTCCTCGGCAGCGACCAGCGCCGCAAAACTGGGACGCAGGATCAGACGCCTTCCATCGACGATGATTTCTGCCTCGCCGCGCAGGGCATTGGCTGGACGATCAGACACTGGCGACTGCTCCGGAGCTTTCCAGGCTCAACGTGTAACTGCGCTCGCCATTATAATCGCCGCTATAATCCAGCCGGGCGACCAGAAAATCGCCCTGCATCCGCTCGCCGCCCTCGAAGCTGAGTTCATAGGCATCGATGACGCCCGCCAGCGCGTGGTTTTTGATCCGCATCTCTGCGTCTGAACCGGTAAAGACGCCCGCCCCGGACACCGATACGGAGCGCACACCCGCGCCTGACAGCAATTGCCGCCAGCCACCGCTATCCTTGCTGGTGATCGCCACCGGTTCACCGTTGATCGACATCTGCGTGGTCCGCAGACCCGCGATCGTCGTATAGCCGACCGGGTTTTCGCCATCGCCAATTTTCAGGAGAAAGGCGCTGCCTTTTTCTGCTGCCATATTCTGGTTCCTTTATATGGTGGTGTTTGTTGTGTCTCGCGGCAGTTCGCTGCGCGGAGGCCTCCAAGGATCGTGCCCCTGCGCAGGCAGGGGGCCATCTCCTGTAGGGGCGTCTGCGAGAAATCGATATGTTGTGCCTGGACCAAACGGCACGAGATGGGCCCCCGCCTTCGCGGGGGCACTTAATTCTTCAAAACCCTTGCCCGATACTCGATCAACCCGCTCCACGGGCTGACCGCGCTGCGCAAAATCCGCGTCCGACGGAAATCGAAGGTGACAATCTGCCAGCCATCGGGATCATCCAGCCCCGCTTCCAGCGCGTCCTCGACCAGCGCCATCACCCGGTGCAGACGCGCCGCCGTATCGCCGTCATCGTGGATGGTCAGCGCGAGGCTTAACTCCCGACCAACCCCGCCCTTGTGGCTCCAGTCGACCGACGCACCGGTGGCCAGCGCGATATATGGGAAATCCGCGCGCGGCGGCGGGCCGTCAAATATGCCGCTGACCATGTCCATCAACGCCACATGCCCGCTCAGCGTTGCCACCAGCGCCTGCTGCACCGCTTCCAGCGCGCTGCTCATCGCACGGCTCGCATCAGAAAGGCGACGTCGCGGAGGCTGCTGTTTTCAATCAGTCGCGCACCCAGCCGTGGCGCTTCTACTGTGATGCCCTCATCAGTTTCAATAACCCGCACATTTTCAGGCAATTCTTCCCCCAGCACCGATTTGATTTCGGATTTGGCGCGAGCCAGCCGCTGTTCGGCAATGGCTTCACCGCGTTTCTGTAATTTTTCCATCATCTCTTCTCTTCCGCCTGCAGAATCGTTTTCGGGATCAGCCGGTGCTCAAGAACGACGCTCAAAATAGTCATTATCCGATCACCCCAGACGAGCCGGTCACCCGGCTTGATCGTCTGGGTTTCCCGCAAAATGAACCGCCAGAGCGGCATCGCCGAGCGGCTCTCCGCTTCGCTGAGCGTTCCGCCGTGCAGAGCTTCAGCCATTGCCCAGAATACACCGACGGTGAGAAATTGCGGTTCGGCAGAACCCAGCGCATCGCGCCCGACAGTCTGCCGTTCGATCGAGATGCGTTCGCGCAAGATGCCTGAAAATTCCTGTCCCATCATGCCATCCTCATCCGCCGATAGGGTCGCCACAAAGCGGTAACCGCGCTCGGCGGACCGCCCGCATCAACCCCGTCGCGATTAGCGTAGAAATAGCCCGCCATTCGTACGATGCCCTGACGCAGGCCCGCAGGCAGCTCCTCCCAATCTGTCGCCAGACCGGCGCTATAGCTCACGCGGATCCGGGAGCTTCCGTCGCTGCGGTGTAGCCTGATCCAGCCGATACCATCGCTATCGATGTCCATGGCATAGTCCGCCACTGCCAGCAGCGACGCGCTTCCGTCCGCACCCACAACCTCGACCGAAGCAATCGACTGCACCGGCAAGCGTTTCAGCTTCTGCCAGGCATGGCGCGCCGACAATATATCGGTCACCGACCGGACGATCAGCATCTGCCCGGTAAAATCCTCGCACAAGGACGCCGCGCTGCGCAAAAACGTATCGATAGCGGGATCATCTGTCTGATGATCAATCCGGACAAAATCCCTGACCTCTGCGATCAGCGCGGCCGGTAGTTCCGGCCAGTCTGCAATGGGGAAGCTCACAATCGCGGCATCCTTTCACTTGGGTTTAGAAATATGCGCCCGTGCCGGATCGAGAGGGGGAGCAACCGGCACGGGCGCGCTGCGCCGAAGCGCAGTAAGGGGGTTAGAGTCTGACCCCTGGCTTCAGGAAGCGCTGAACTGCATCAGCTTGATCGCTTCCGAATTCATGATCTGCCCGCCAACCCGCTTGGTCGCGTAGAAATGGACAAACGGCTTGTTGGTGAACGGGTCGCGCAAGATGCTGGTCGCACTGCGTTCGGCGATCAGATAGCCGGCGCGGAAATTGCCGAATGCGATCGACAGGCTGTCTGCCGCGATATCGGGCATGTCCTCGGCCTCGACCACCGGATAGCCGAGCAGGGTCGCGGGCTGTCCACTGGCGAGCGAAGGCTGCCACAGAAAAGCTCCATCTGCCGTCTTGAACTTGCGGATATGCGCGAGCGTCGAGCTGTTCATCACAAAACTTGCACCCTGCCGGTAAGCGGGACGCAGCGTGTGCACCAGATCGACAAGCACATCCTCGCTATCGAAACTGCCGCTCGAACCGGACGGCACATATTGCAGCGATCCGAAGGCGCGGACATCGTCATTCTCGTCGGTCACCGCCGCATTGAGAAACCCGCGCGGCTGATTGACCCCGGAACCGCCGACAAAGGCCGCCCCTTCGGCCTGCGCAAATTCGCGGGCAATCTCGTCTGCCAGCCAGGATTCGACATCAAAGGCCGCATCGTCGAGCATCGCCTGCGACGCCGCCGGATTGGCGTAAAGCTCTCCCGTGGGCGGCGCGATTTCATTGAAATCCGGCGTATCGGTCTCCGGACGGCCTGCCGTTTCGCTGACCCAGCCGGAGGGCGTGCCGCCGGTGGTCACCAGCTTGCGATAGCCCGCCGTGCCGGTCTGTACGACCGTCGCGATCGACCGGATCGGCGAGATATCCTTGAGCGTCGCCCCGATCAGCGCATCAATTTCCTGCGGCACGGCAAAGCCGCCCTCGGGGCCTGATGCGCCGGAAAAGCTCTTCAGTTCGATGCCGCCCTGATCCCCGCGCCGGAGATATTTCGCAACAAAATCCTGCGCGGCTGCGGAAGACGGCATTCCTTTCGCACCGTCCAGCGCCGGCCGGGAAGCGGCCTTGGAAATATCGGACATCTGCGTTTTCAGGCCATCGACGTCCGTGCGAAGCGACTTGATCTGGTCGCTTTGACTAGCGACATCCTCGGCCATCAGCACGGCATCGAACGACGCCTCGAGCGGGTCGGCCTTGGTTTCGAATTTGGGAGAATCTGTCATATCTTTCCTTTCCTGTGGGCAATAAAAAAGCCGCCCGGTGAGGGGCGGCTCGGGGTTTTCAAATTGTCCGTTTCTATCGGGACAAGGTTTCAACGGCTTGCTTCAAATAGGGCATCACCGGCTCCAGAATATAGCCCGGTGTCTTGTCCACCATCTCGCGCAACCATGCACCGTGGCCGGCGCCATATACCAATATCACCCGGTCACCGGGCTTGGTGACCTGCACAAGCTTATTGAAAATCTTGGCATTGCGCATGAACCAGTAGGCGGCGAGTTCGGCACCGGTCTGTTGCTCGCCCTTTCCAATGGTCATGACATCCCAATAGAAATCATCGGGGATTTTTTCGCTGTTCCAGAACATCAACAGTTCGGGAACCGACTGGCTCTTTTGCTGCTCTTCAAATTTCGCTATGATCGAACCGAAATCTGCCATGACCTTCAGACGCTCCGCCTCGCCCGTTTCCTCTGCCTGTTGATGGACCCGGTCATAAGGAAAATAGTCCGGCTCTCCCTCTGACGGCTGTTCATCAATCGCGTAGACCCTTTCGATACCGGCAGCATGGGCCACCCGATATCCGATTTGTACCGTTTCGTTGCGCTTGCTGGTCAGATCTTCCGGTTTGAAACCACTATAGCCTGTATCCGCATAAGGCGGCTCGGCCGACGCTTCGACCGCGACAACAGTCGGCCGGAACGTCTTCAAAGTCTCGGCCAGAGTCGCAAGCTCCTTTTGCCGCTGCGGCGTCAGCACATCATCAACCCTGGCATTGTTCAGATCAGCGCCGGGGTTGGCAAAATGATAGGCACCCAGCACCATCACCCGAACCGGTTCGCGCGCCTCGTCGGCGCTGTCGTCCGCAAGAGCCGGCTGAGCCGCAAAGCAAAGCGCAAGCACGGTCGCAAAAAGGGATTTCATATATCTTCCTCCACAGTGTGTTATCACACTAATACTCTGGGGCAGGGCGTGATCAAGATAAATCGGCCTATCCTTCCACCTGGTGAACGCGGGCCAATCCCTGCATCGGGAATGTCACCAGCGACACTTCTGCAACATCGAGATCCAATAGCTCGCGCGGCTTCTGACCCGAGGAGCGCTTCACTCGATAGCCGAAACTCAACCCCTTCATCGCGCCGCTCGCCAACTCGGCAGCCGCATCGCGACCCGCCCGTGTTGCCGTCGATATGGTGCCAATTACCCGCAATCCGCGCCGGTCTTCCTGCACATGGTCGACCCGGCCGATTTGTTGCCGCGGATCATGTTGCCAAAGCAACGGCAGCGATTTTCCTTCCGCCAGATCGCCAAACGCGCCGGGCCGAATGATATCGCCGCCCTTGTCGATCCGGTTGAAGATCGCCGCGTAACCGGCAAAGCGGATGGTACTAGGGATCGCCGAAGGAATATCCGTTCGCCCTGAGCCTGTCGAAGGGCGTCCTGCGGCAAAAGGTGCTTCGACAAGCTCAGCACGAACGGGTTTGTAACTGCTCACGATACCAGGTGCCCCAGCCCCAAGCGCATCGCGATCCCGACAAGCAGCAACGCCAGCACCCCGCGCACGATCCAGCGGATCGCCGCCTTCCACGCGCTCGCCTTCGCGTCGCGCCAGGCGCGAAGCAGCTCGCGAAGCTCGTCAATATCGTCCTGCGCGGTGGGATCGGCGAGCCCGAGCCGGTCGAGCACCCGCACCGCGCCGCTGTCCGTCGCTTCCTCGACAATCGCGCGCAGCGTCACAAGATCAGCACCATCGCCTTCCGCCTGCGCCATCAGGCGGGCGAGCATTTCGTCGTTATTCATTGTTAATGGATTCCTTTTTTAATCCTCAAGCGCCGGGCGGCTGCATCCGCGCCCTTGGCTATCCTCGCTACGCTGCGGGCGCGCGGTCGCGCTTGCCTCCGCTTTGCGTCGGTTCGGCGCTCCCTCTGGTGGTAAGTTTCTAACCGAGCGCAGCGAGGCAAGGCCGACCGGCCGCCGCGCCTTATGGCGCGAAAGCCAAGGGCGCGGATGCGCCCGCCCGGCGCCTGAGGTTAAACAAAAAATCCCCGTCGGAGGCGTTCGCGCAGCGAACTGCCGTGAGACAAAATAACATTACACCCCCAACATCGCCCGCTTCTCTTCCGGCGACAGAAAATCCGCCTCGCAAACCTGCTTCCACAGCCGCTCGCGATCCTCCGACAGGGCCGGGATCTGGTCCCGGTCCACCGCCAGCTTCGCATCCGGCCACCAGGCCCGCAGAGCCCCCGACAGGCCATCGAGTATCTTCCCCGCCAGCGGCAATATCGTCAGCCGCCATAAAGCCCGGTTGGCCTCGCGATAATTGGCGTAACTATTGTCACCGGGCAGCCCGAGCAGCATCGGCGGCACGCCAAAGGCCAAGGCAATCTCCCGTGCAGCCGCTTCTTTCAGCGCGACAAAATCCATGTCCGCCGGAGTCAGGCTCATCGCCTGCCATTTCAAGCCCCCTTCGAGCAGCATCGGCCGCCCGGCGTTGCCGGAACCGGCAAAGCTCGCCTCCATCTCCGCCTTCAGCCGGTCGAACTGCTCGCCCGTCAGCGCCGATCCATCCGCACCGGGATCATAGACCAGAGCCCCCGATGGCCGCGCCGCATTGTCCAGGATCGCCTTGTTCCATTTCGCCGCCGCATTGTGGACCGCCACCGCTTTAGCCGCAGCGCCCAGGCAGCCGAGCCCATAATGGTCGTCGGTCGGGTGGAAGCCCTTGAGATGGATGATCGCCGGCCGGCCCATCGCATCCTGCGCCGCAAAGCGCGTGCGATGTTCACCGGCGCGGTAATTATAGGCGACCGGCCAGCCCCTGGCATCGGGCTCGACGGTGATCCGGTCCGGACGTAAGGCGTAAAGCTCCACCGGCTGGTCGTCATCGCCATGGATGATCTGCACATAGCCATTGCCATGCAGCAGAAGATGGGCCGCAATCGCCTCCAGCAGCGACTGACCGGCGCTAGGCGCGTTGACCAGGCCGGCGACCTTGTCGTCCACCGGCAGAAGCGGGGCACCGCCCACCGACTCTGCCACAATCCGAACCGCCCGCTGGGCAATCGCATTTTCGATATAGGCCTCCCGCACCCGGCCCTCATATGACAAGCGCGCGTCCCCCGAAAGAGCCGCGCCGACGTAGGTGCCGATATAAGACCGCCCGAGAGGCGGTCGCGTTGGTCCACCCCCGCCCTTGAAGGCGAGGGCAATATTTTCCCAGAATGTCATATGTTTTTCTCCAGTGCCCCTGCGCAGGCAGGGGCCCATCTCCTGCATTATCTCTACTTCGCTCAGGCAGAGGTGAGCGCTTCAGTCAAATCCTGGCGCAAACGAGCACCATTGCGAATGCCAAAGCTTCTCTAGATGGGCCCCTGCCTTCGCAGGGGCACATCACCTAACCCTCGGCTCCCGCTGTTTCCCAAGCATCAATTCCGTTAGCGCCCAAACTAGTGCATCTGCCCGATCCGGCGACCGGCCCGGCCCTTCATAGCCGCCGCCGACCAGCAACCCGCACATCTCGTCTTCCAGCTCCGGAAACGCGCCGACATGGTGCACCCGGTCATTTTCATAAAGAGCCGCCACCGGTTCCGCCCGCGCGACCTTGCCGCGCGCGGCGTGGACCAGTTTTACCGGGAGCGAAATTTTCGCTGCGTGCAGCACTGATTTCACCATCGCGCCGCCCTGATTGGCTTCGGCAATGACGCGGTCGGCATCGAAGCGATCTGCTGCGTCGGCCACCTTGCGCGCCCAGGTTTCGGGACTGGCCTTTTCCACGCTGCAGTCGGCCAGCACATAGGCTTTGCCGTCTGCGCCCAGACCAGCGACGATGATCCCGCAGGCGTCTCCGTTTTTGGAGGCCGGCGGGTCAACACCGATGACGATGCGGGACATCGAATGGTTAAGCCCCTCCCTTTCAAGGGAGGGGGAAGGGGTGGGACATGAGGAAGCTGGTTCGATGCCAGCTTCCGAATTTGCGACTGAGGACAAGCCCCACCCCAACCCCTCTCCTGAAAGGGAGGGGCTTTTCTTAACCCGGCACCCTTCAATCATCGCCCTTGTCCACAGCGCGCCCTCGACATCCTCGATCAACTCTCCATCCAGCTCCTGCCGCCCCAGTCGCGTGCCACGATAATCCGCATTCATCGCGGTCAGAAAAGCAACCGGCAGATGCAGATCATTATCCAGCGTCCGGCCTGTACTGACAGCAATGTTGCCACTGACCAGCGCCCGCACCAGCGGCACCGGCCGCGGCGTTGTTGTCGCCACCAGTTGTGGCCGAAACCCGAGACGCAAACCCATTTTCAGATTGTTCCAGGCCGCTTCCGCCTGCCCGGCATTGTTCATCCATTTGGCGATCTCGTCGCACCAGCCGTGGCTGTGCTGCGGCCCGCGCAATCCCTCCGGCTCGGCAGCAGAATAGAGATGCGCCTGCGCGCCATTGTCCCAGGTCAGCCGTTTCAGCGACGGCTCCCACGCCGGTCGCTGGTCAGGTGGCGCGATCGACAACAGCCCGCTTTCGCCTTCGACCATCACCGTGCGGGTCTCGGCGTAATTGGCCCCGACCAGGGCAAATCGGGCGCTGCCATCGCCCTCGGCGATGCTGCGCACCCATTCCGCCCCGGCCCGGGTCTTGCCAAAGCCGCGGCCCGCCATGATCAGCCAGATCGACCAGTCACCGGCGGGCGGTCTTTGTCCGGGCCGCGCCCAGAAATTCCAGCGGTACAGAAATTCCTGCTGCTCACGGGGGCTTAACGAGGGGAAAAACGCATTGCGTTCCCGCGCCGTCCATTCGGCAAAAAGCTCCGCCTCGGAGATATCATTCATCATTGTCGGACGTCGGCTGCTTTCCCTCTCCTTCGGCCAGCGCCCGTCGGCGGAGCAGCTTCATGCGCATGTCTCCCAGTTTGCGGTCGAGATCGATACGCACCTGTTCGGGGCTGATATCCTCCTCGATCGCGCGGGTCAGCGCCACCATCTCTTTGTGCGCCAGCAGTAATTTGACGCCGATGCCGTCATTATATTGCGTGACCGTCGCGATCTGCTCCCCTTCATGGAATATGGGTTTATCGACCCCGTTGCGTGCGCGGTCGAGCAAATCCATTTCGAGCAGCTCGTAACCGGCGGCTAGCGAGCGCATCCATTGCCGGAAAAACTCCGGATCGCGCTCGCGCCAGCTATAAACAGTCGACACCGCAACACCGGCGGCCTTCGCCGAGTTCGCCACGTGCGAGCTTATCGCAAGCTCTTTCAGGAACTTCAGCTTGCGCCTGTTGTCATAACATCCCCTGACTTCTGATTTTGGCAT